GTTATTCGAATGGCGATGTCATATTGTTTTCAGGTGGCGGTACAACAGCACAAGCTTCAGGTTACGTAACAACAGATAACACTGGCGCTATTACTGCTGCTAATTTTAATAATGGTGGCGCATCAAGCGGTTCTGGTTATACATCGCTTCCGACAATTAGAGTTAAGTCCAAAAACGGAACTGGAGCAGTATTAACAACTTCTATTCAAGAGTTTAACACCTTCAGCCAAGTTTCAGGAAAAGTGGTAAAATCAGGTGTTGGTAAGAAGCCTGGATACTGGTCAACCACAAAAGGTTTCCTTGATTCTGATAAATACATACAAGACAGCTATTATTATCAAGATTTTTCTTATGTTATTAAGGTAGCAGCGACACTTGATAAATATAGTAATATCCTTTACAACACATTCCATCCTTCTGGGACAGAATTATTTGGTGAGTTTTATCAGTTAAATAGCGCAAATGCATTTGCTTCTATCGTCTATGAATCAAATTCGGTTATATACCAGCAATATTTAACTATAGATTCTACCAATACAACAATTGATACAATAGCAATAACGATAGATCAAACTAACACGATCTAATTTGGAGTAAAAAACTTTGACACAGCAAAATCTAAATGTTGGTGCATTACCAAACGACGGAACTGGAGACGAGATCCGCGTTGCTATGATCAAGGTTCAGAATAACTTTACTGACCTTTACACCAACTACGTTTCAAATACGCAGCTTATTGCTAATCTTGCTTTGTATCAAACATTAGCTGGGTTATCATCTAATGTTATCAATCTTACAGCGAACAATACAACCTACGTTGGAACATTACCAGTTGCTAATGTCGTTTCTAATGCGCAGCTTATTGCTAATCTGGCGAATTATCAGACTACTGCTGGGCTGTCAGCCAACGTACTTGTTTTAACTTCTAACAGCGCAAATTTCATAGGTTCATTACCAGCTGCTAACGTAGTTTCGAGCGCACAATTAGCTTCTAACTTATCAAATTACCAGTTAATATCTGGTATGACAGCGTACCAAACCACAGCTGGATTGGCTGCCAACGTAGCATTATTGGCATCAAATAACTCTTTATACCTTGGTGGTGTAGCAGCAGCTTCCTATCAGCTCAATTCAACATTAGCTGCCAACGTAGCGTTACTCGCCGCAAACAATGCATCCTATCTTGGTGGCGTTCCTGCAGCTTCTTATGTCAATACAACTGGAACTTATGTATTCAGTAACATTCACACTCACAATGCTAACTTAGTAGTTAACACAAGTTCTTCGTTTATTTTAAATGGAAATGTTTATATAAACAATACCATTAATGCGAATGGTTCAGTAGGAACTGGTGGTTATGCTTTGTTATCTGGTGGACCTGGCGCTAACGTGTACTGGGGATTTGCTGGTATTAACACAGCCACTCAATATACATGGTCGAATACACAAACATTCTCTGGCAATGTTACGATGAGTGGTGTTATTAACACAACTACAGCCAATGTTTTGAACCAGACAATAACATTTTCTTCCCCAAACACTGTTTGGTATGCCATTAACGGAACTATTGCTACATTAACTCTTACTGGCAATACAACATTAACAATAAGTGGTCCAACAATTCAAACATACATACTATATGTAAAACAAGATTCGACTGGTTCTAGATATATAACATGGGGTTCGAACTTCAAATGGGCTTCTGGCATAGCTCCAGTTTTAACAACAAATGCTAATGCTACTGATCTTATATCGTTTATAAGTGATGGAACAAACATGTATGGTTCATTCTTACCTAATGTCAAGTAATCAGGAAATATAATGGGATATCTTTTACCACAATATAAACAAGCAATCATTGAAGATATTATTTCGTCCGTAACAGTTAATACGGCGAATTATTATGTTTTCGCCGCTAATCCAGTCCCATATTCTGGTAATCCTCCAACAATAACTTATGATGATTATACAACAACATTTACAAACGATTGGAATATGTTGTTTGGTAAAATCGTAGCTAATAGTCAAATTTATTCTATGATTAAGAATATTCAGTGGCAAACAAACACTGTTTATTCTCGCTACGATAATACAGATCCTAACTTAGCAAACGAAAACTTTTATGTTGTTGTTCCACCATCAACTCTAGGTGGCGCTTATAACATTTTCAAATGTATCGACAACGCTAATAGTAGCCCATCTATTCGTCCACCTGATCAAATTCAGGCTACTTCATTTACTAAGTCTGATGGCTATACTTGGAGATACATAACTTCTATCGCGAACTTTGATTATCAAAGTATAGCAACTTCAACTTTTATTCCAGTTTATCCAAATACATCAGTTCAAACTGGAGCTTATAGTAAAAGTGGTATTGAAGTTGTTAATGTTATTAACGCTGGAAGCGGATACGTTGCGCATAGCTATGGTTTAAATGCAAACAGATTAACTGTTACTTCTGTCAACGGAACGTTTCATTCTGGTGATTACGTTTATCAGACAGCTGGTAACGCAAATGCTTCTATTATAGCTTCTGGTTATATCTTTACAACCAATACGACTCCAAATTCATCTACGCTCGATGTAAGATTGACTGGTACAGCTCAGTTCAGCAATCTTTATCCTCTATACAATGCTACAAATTCAAGTGTTAATGCTGCGATTACTTCGTCAAATAATTACGGTAGTAACAATTTCATTCAAGCTGTTGTTAACAGTACTGTTATTCAAATTGGTGCATATGAAAGCGCTGTTTCTGGTTTTTATACAAACAGTTCTATCTATTTTTATAACACAACTTCTCCAACAGGGCAAATCAAAACAATTGTAAATTATCAATCTAACTTGTCTGGTAACTTTGTTTATCTTGACAGCCCTGCGAATACGCAGCAAATTACGTTCTCAACTCAGTATCTTATTTCGCCGAAAGTTGTTTTCCAAACTGACGCCAGAACAAGTAGCAATTCAACTCCTCTTGCTTATTGTGTTGTCAATCCTTCAACTAACAATGGTATTTCTAATGTTGTTATGATTGACGTTGGTAGCGGTGCATCTTGGGCTAATGTTACATTCCAAACAAATACTTCTACTGGAGGCGCTGGCGCCACTGCTTATGCGATTGTTCCTCCCGCTGGCGGGCATGGGGCTAATCCTGCTAATGAGTTGTTTGTTCAAGGTATTGGTATCGCCTTTAATTTTTCGAACAATGAAGCAAATACAATACCAGAAAATGTTCAGTACAATAAGATCGGTTTGTTTAGAGATCCATATGTGATCGACTCAAACACTGGTTTGAAAACAAGCACATTATATAGCGGAAATACATTCACTTCGTATATAACAGCGAATGTTTCTCCATCAACAACATTTACAGTTGGCGACACTGTTACTGGCGCAAACTCAGGCGCTTTTGGAACTGTAGCTTTCTCTAATGGTTCTGTGCTTTATATAACAGGCGATAAATACTTTGCTAACGAATCCATTACAAATTCGACTGGTTTAGTATCTGCCAATATTGTTATAAATAGTAGTAATAGCACTTACTTCAACAGAGGCAGCATTTACACCAAAGACATCATGCCATTGTATATTCAAAACATAAGCAATGTTAATCGTAGCAGTGGGCGTGTTGAAACTTACAAGCTTATTATTCAGATTTAATTAGGGAACAGAAATGCCAATACAGACAGATTTAGATGTCGCTCCGTTTTTTGATGATTATTCAGCCAATAGTCAGTATTATCGCATTTTGTTCAGACCAGCAGTTGCTGTTCAGGCTCGTGAGTTAACACAAACTCAGTCAATCCTTCAGAATCAAATTGAAAATTTCGGTAACTGGGCTTTTCAAAACGGCGACATCGTTTCTGGTTGCACGATTATCGATATTCCTGTTCTTCCATTCGCTCGCCTGCAAGACTTTCAAACAAATACTTCAGCATTCGATATTACGCAATTTGTAAATACGCAGGTTGTGTCAGCTACTTCTAATTTGACAGCGAAAGTATTTTTATCGAACACTGGTCTTGTTGCCAATTATCCAAATACGAATGTTATCTACATTCAGTATATTAACACAGGTAACAACGGCGCAACTGCTTTCGGTAACAACGAAACTCTTTGGTTTTTCTCGACGCCAACAAATACGCCAACAGCTGCAACTGCAAACGCAATCGTAAACACCTACGCTACTCCAAACAGCACAGCTGTATCAACTGGTAACGCTCATGGTATTTCTGTGTCTAACGGCGTTGTGTTTATCAATGGCACATTTGTTAATGTTCTTCAGCCAACTTATGGTGTTGTTAATGCTTATGGCACATACGCTGGCAATAACCTAGTTGGTTTCCAAGTAACAGAAAACATCATTAACGAAAACCAAGATCCATCGCTTCTTGATAACGCTCTTGGTTATACTAATGAAAATGCTCCTGGAGCTTATCGCTTACAATTATTACCTGGACTTGTTTCGCTTGATCCTGTAACAGCTGCTAATACACAGGGGTTCAATCCTATCGCGACTTATAGCTACGGCGGTCTTATTGCTAAACAAACAGCAGGATTTGATGTTCACTCAGCTATCGGTGAAGCAATCGCCGAGCGTATCTATGATGAAGCAGGTAACTATGTTGTTAACCCATTCGTTGTTGATACTGTAACATCTACAACTGGTAACAGCATTGTTTCTTCAATTGACGCAAATACTGTTCTTGGTCGTATCTATCCAGGTGTTGGTTATGCGCAAGGTCAGCGCGTCGAACTGTTAAAAACAGCATACATTCAAATGCGTCGCGGTGTTGATACACAATCATATTCTTCGCAGCAGATTACATTTAACTACGGCAACTATTTGTCTGTTAACGAAGTTGCTGGTAACTTCCCGTTTCAAAACGCGCAAACAGTTCACTTCTATGATGCGCCTCAAGCGGCTGTTACAAGTGGTCAGTTTAGTTCATTATCAACAGCAAATGGTAACTTTATCGGTACTGGTACATTAAGAAACTTCTCTTATAATGCTGGTATCCCTGGCACTAACACAGCCAACTACTACATTCATCTTTATAACATTAAGATGAACAGCGGGTTCCAAGTCAATCAGATCAAATCGCTGATCTATGGTTCTTTTTATTCTAACAATGTTTTACAAACAGCCAATGGCGTTGCTGACGTTATTTCTAATGGGCTTGTCGCAACAAATCAAAAAGATCAGCTCTATACATTCGGTCAGCCAGGTCTTAAGTCTTTGCGCGATGGCGCTGGTAATTTGAACACACAATATACCTATCGTATTTCGAACACTGGTACTTTGTCGAATACATCAGGTAGCGTTTCATTTACAGTTGCTGGTTCTCAGTCTGGTGGTTATGATATCCTTCCTTATGGTTTGGGTACGCTTGCTTCTTCAGATGCTGCTAACTTTACATTGGTTGCTACAGCAAACGGCATTACATCTGCGCTCGGTGGTTCGGTTGATATTTCTTCAACTAACACTTATGTAAATGGTCACTCTTCAAGTTTCTTGACTGACTTTACTCCAGGCGATTCAATCAACGTTGGTGGTGTTAACCGCACAGTTAATAACATCATCAACTCTACAGCAATGTATGTTAACAGCGCATTTACTTCTACTTCTGCGACTCAAACATACTACAAAGCTATTCTCGCTGGTCGTTTGATTCCGTTCAATACATCAGCTTCTGGCGTTCCTTCAGGTAACGTAACAGTTACTAACGTCAATCTCGGCTATGCCTCATTTACAATCAATACAAATCTTACAAACTTAACAGCTCCTCTGCCTGTTACTGCTTTCTATGATGTTCTAAGATATAACACAACTCCTGCTAAAAAAATCATTAACAAAAACAGATTCGTTCAAATCAACTTAGCGAACAATGTGAATGGTTTGACTGGACCTTGGACTCTTGGGTTCTCTGACGTTCATAAAGTTAGCGCAATCTATGGTTCGTCAACTGGTACATGGGTTGCTAATGCAACCAGCGGTATTGTTGCTTCTAACATCACCAATCAGTTCTCGTTCGATACAGGTCAGAAAGATACGCATTATGACTTAGCCCGCATTTATCCTAATGCTGGTTTTAATGCTAATGCTTATCCTTATCTTCTTGTTCAGTTAGATTACTTCACAACAAATACCACTCCAGGTGTTGGTTTCTACACTGTTGAATCTTATCCGATCGACGATGCTAACACAGCCAATACAACAGCGATTCAAACTAAAGATATTCCTCTTTATGTTGATCAAATGGGTAACAAAGTTTGGCTGCGCGATTATGTTGACTTCCGTACACCAGCTGTTTCTACCGCTAACAACACTGGCACATGCGATACATCTAATAACGCTCAAATTCAAACAGCTGTTGGTTACGTTACAATCAATCCGAGTGCAAACGTAACATTCAATATTCCTGCAGGTGGTATCAATTCTCCATCTTATGGTAAAAACTTACAGTCCAACTTTACGATTTACTTGTCACGCAGTGATCTTATCACTATCACTCCTGACAACACAATTAAAGTTGTTGAGGGTGTTTCTTCTGTTAAACCACAAACTCCAATATTCCCATCAAGCTCGATGACATTGGCAGTTTTGAATATTCCTCCATATCCTTCATTGTCAACAGACCAAGTTGATTCTGATCAGGCATTAAATGCTTTATCGAAAAACCTTGTTCGCGATACATCAACGGCTATTTCTACAAACCTTGTAAGCAATCGCCGCTATACAATGAACGATATCGGTAAACTCGATACGCGTATTTCGAACTTAGAATATTATACACAGTTGTCTCTGTTACAGCAACAGGCGACGAATTTAACTGTAACAAATGCACAGGGTTTGAATCGCTTTAAGAACGGTATTTTTGTTGATTCGTTCAACGATTTTACACAAAGCGCTGTTTCTGATCCGGAATATAACATTGCTATCGATCAGAAACAAGGTCAAGCTAGACCAAAGTTTGTGTTGCAATCTTTCCGCGCTAACTTCAATTCGAGTGTTTCTTCGAATGTGGTGCAAACAGGTCGTGCTGTTACACTAGCATATACATCGAATTCCTTTATAACTCAGCCATATGCAACGAAGTATCGTTCATCGGCTCACGTTGCTTCTCAGTGGCATGGTAACATTACATTGTTCCCAAGTTATAATGATGATATAAATTACAATAACACAGCCTCTGTTGGTATTACAATTAACAACGCAACTCCATGGCAACAATTTGCTAATACGCCATTCGGTTCAATTTGGGGTGGCTGGCAATCAACGGTAAATACAGTGAGTACATCAGTTACGACAGGTACAGTTAATACATACAATGTGGAACTTGGATATCAATGTGCGCAAGGCAGTTCAGCGCAAGCCCTCAATGCTGCAATCGCTGCTTATCAGGCAGCTGGTTACACTATCGGTGGTACATCCTTGACATTCACTGGTCAGCATGGCGGTATTGGTTCTAACGCTTCTATA